GTCAGGGTTTTTCCACTTAAATCTTTCGAGTTCTTGTCTACCAACTGATTCACTAATTCTACATAAGTGTCCATATTCTTTGTCAAATCCAACATACCATTCCCTCTTGAAATCCATATGAAATCTCTCCTTTAAAAACTGTTTTAATCTTATCAACTGATCTAAATCTGACTGACCTTTTTGCTTGGTCCTTTGACCAAATGCTATACCTGACTGTTTACCTCTAACAGTCAAAGTCCTCTATTTCACATATACAAGATTCATGTTCACAGTAAATACAACAATTATTCATTTCTAACATTCAATACCATTTTATATTCATTAGAAGTTATTCTATGTGGTTTTTTTACACATTTTTTCTTTGATAGTACCTCAGATACATGTGACTTTGAACATTTTAGTTTTCTACGTATGGTACTTTGTTTGTAACCTTGTTGATTCATTCGTTTGATTTTAGGTTTTAACATATAATTCGTTACGAACTAGTACTATTTAAACTGCTATGATAAAGTGAACATCTAAGTATGGTGGTTTGTTTTCGTGAGCTCCTCCTCCACCTGTATTTTGATTTGATATTCCTGTGGTTGCACTTGATGTATTTGCCTGAGACCTAACATCATTATTAACTCCAAAATATGCTGATGCTGTTACAGCAGAAGCACCACCACCATGAGTATGCCCTGAATCATTAACACCGTGAGTATGTGATGGCATTTCTGATGTTGATAATGTATGTGTTGATTCTCCACCTGTACCACCTCTACCTGCATCATTGGTTGCTGCTCTAGGAAACTTGTTAGTTGTTACAAAGTCTGGTACGTTGAATGTGGTTGATCCATCTCCTACACCATATTCCGTATCTAATACTGCAAAGAGTTGAGCATAAGTTGTTCTTGATACTGCACCACCATTACAAAGTAACCATCCATTAGGTACATCTCCTACACCACCTGCATACATATTGATAGTACCAACTGGAACATCTGCACCCTCCCATACAGGAGAACCTAAAGTTCCTGCATTATAATACATTCTACCAAAGTCTGATCTCCAAAATAGTCTTGTTACATTATAAGTAGAAGGAAATGATGTACCTTGTCCATATGTGGTACTATTTAAATTAGTATTAGATACAGTGTCGCCTGCCCAATCAGCAGTAATAGGACTGGCCATTATAATGTTCCGTTCTCTTGTAACTCGTTAATCTGAACAACGAATAAATCCCCTGCATCTAATACAAAGTCAGTTGATACAACTCTTGCATGGCATTTTGTAGTTCCTGTTACTGCCCAATGAACTCCTGCTTCTTTGATAGTTCTTGGTGTAGCATCAAAACTAGAATCATCCCATAGCATACCTAACTTCATAGTTTGATTAACCCTTGATCTACTTCCTACTGTTGAAAACCTTTTTCTTGCATATGCTGTATCAGTAAATTCTGTTTGTAAATCTGTTTGTGATTCTGCTTCAGCAGTTGAACTAGATCCTACAGAACAATAATCTAATTCAGATGATACTGATCCAATATCTCTGTCTATTGATTCTTTGATACCTTGTAATAATATTACATTATCCATAGATTCAAATTTCTTTGGTCTTGCTGTTGTAATACGATTATTTAACAGGTCATTTTGAACCTCTAAAAGTAATCTTTCATTCTCCTGTACAATATTGGTAGGGTTAAATGATACATCATTCCCATTCCATAGGGTAAATCCCCAAGAGTCTGCGTTTATTTTAATATGATGTGATAAGCCTTGTGCTGTTTCGTGTAGTAATTTAGGTTTATTAAAGTAATTGTCAATATGGTCTAGCATATTTAACTTCCCTTATTTAAAACAAAGAGAAGTATTATCATGAACAAAATCTCAAGGACCAATAAGCTAAGAGATATGACTAAGTTAGAAAGAGATATGGAGGGTATGGTATCTATGCACGAATTAACTTTATTATATAATCAAAATATTCAATTTAAATTAGATGCACTTACTGATAATCCTATATTACAAGATCAAGTTAAATTCGAGTTAGGTATTAACTAGCATTAAATTCGCCTGATGTTGAATTAGGTGTAACTCTTTCATCTCCTACAAATGATATGGTAGTTATCTCTGTTCCTACATCTGTTCCGTCTAATTCTAAATTAAGACTATTTTCTGTTAATATTACAGCACCTAATTCATCTAATAATGTATCATCATCATCATCTGTATTTAATAAACCGTTATAGTGATTTGTAATCCAAGTAGAATCTACCTCAACATTCATCAAGGATACATGTGACATTCGTGTGCCATTCTTTACTCTAGCCATTTTATATATCATTCCATCTTGGTCTATTGTTATGTTTTTTACCTAAAGTTCCATCTAATCTTACTTTACCATTAAGTCCACTATCCCCTAAAAATTCTACCTCTTTTAATGAACTTGATTGAATCAATTCTTTTTCTAGTTTGGAAATAGAATTTAATTTTAAACTTTGTTTATTATAATCATCTTCGTTACGCCAAGCCATAACTCTATTTAAAAAAGATATTTCACTTTGAGATTTTACAATATTACTTGATAAAAATTCTTTAAATTTTATCATGGAAGCAGTTTCAATATCAAAACCATCAGTTTTAGCTGGAGTATTTACTATAATTTCATTTAAATCATCTTTTTTGATAATTTGAAGATGGTTTCTAAATCCATTTGATAGTCGCACAGCTTCTCCGTATCTACTTCTTTCATCTTTTCTAGATTGATCAAGCATTGGAATAATCATGGTATTGCCTCATTATCATAAATTCTTAATTCATCAGTATTTGCGTAAGCAAAACGAGCAGCTGGATTATCCGCATCATTTGAAACTTGTACATATTGAAGATCAGTGATTCCTGCGTCTACTGTTAATGTTCCATCAGAAAAACCTGAAACTTTTGATCTTACTGTTGTAGATGATTCTCTAGCAAAAAATGAAGCTAACATACCTGTATTAATCCCTGTATTGATTCTAGCTGATTGGTTAGGAGTTCCAGAATTTTTTGCGGCACAATTAAAACCTATATTACTACCTCCAGTTACTCCCATACCAAGCATTGAACCTGACGCAGTATTTCTAGGATTGACATCACTATCTGAAACAGCGATTACCATAGCAGTACATGACGAATTAAATGTATTAAATTCAGCATTAAAACTTGCATACCATAAAGTATCTGATAAAGCTGAACCTACTTTAGCAGCTGAAGCAATTCTCCTATCTGTTCCACTAGCTGCAGCTTGAACAGCTTCTCCTCCAGTTATTGAAACTCCAGTAGATGTTTGAGTCCATGTGTTATCAGATGGAGATCCAAAATCCTCAGAAAACCATGGTCCACCACTAGAAGCGAATCTTGATGGATTCATGATAAATGGTTGTTGATTAGGCTCTAATGATTTAATTCCGATTGGATTATTTAGATCCATTATATTACCTCTAAGTCTGATATCCTATTAAATATACTTTTGCTCCAGCAGCTACATTATCTGTATCAACTAGGTCTACAAATATCTCAATTAGTGAATCTACTGCTAGTGCTGAATCAGAAATTACGGGTTGAGTTGCAGCAGTTCCAGATGTTTTCTCACTTGCATCTACTGTTACTTTTGTAGAGAGTACAGTAGTTCCTGCTTCATGTACATCAAAGGTGGCTAATGCTGCTCCTGTTCCTGCTATTGTTAATCCTACTTTGACGTTAGTTAATGTAAATCCATAAGGCATATGATATGTAACTACTGGAACTGTTGTACTTGCTGCTGCTAATACTGTTGATTCATCTCCTAATGCTATTGCTATAACCTCTGTTTTTGCTGCTGCTGTCAATCCTGCTAGGGGTAATCCAGTACAGTTTGTTAAAGTTCCTGATGTAGGTGTTCCTAGTAGAGGAGTTACTAAAGTAGGAGATGTATTGAATACAAGTAATGATGATCCTGTTTCGTTAGAACATAAAGTGGCAATTTCAGCAGATGTAGCTGATGTGATTCCTGTTATTGGTAATCCAGTACAAGAGGTTAAAGTTCCTGATGATGGGGTACCTAATTCAGGGGTTGTTAAAATAGGAGAAGTTAAAGTCTTGTTTGTCATAGTTGCTGATTGAGCATCATAAACTGCTAATACATTATCTAAAGTAGCCTTTTTAGTAACAGGAGTAACTGCTACATTATCTACTATTGCTACTAAATCTGCTGCTACTGGAGTAGCTTCATTAGTTAAGGCAGTAATCTTTACCATGTATTTATATTAAATAATATCATAAATAGAAGTAATTAACCTATGACTAAATTATCTGTGTTTGTCTGTATAGTACCTGTTGAAGAATTGGTAGCTACAAGTGAATTATTTAGATAAAGGTTAAGACCATTAGATCCAAATGTTACCCATATATGATTCCAAGCATTAGGATTAAAGGCATATGTAACATCTTGATCAATAGTTGTATCTCCTGTAATAGTCTGAGAATCCTCTGTTTGTAATACTGCTCCTGTTTCAAGTGATAAATCTGATTCTCCAAATACACTTACAGTTGCTCTTAATTGGTTTGCTGCTGTGGCATGAGGATCTATAGTCAATTCATATACACCTTTTGATATAATACTCTGAGATGCTGTATCAGATGAGGCAGTTGCAGGTAGATAAAACCAGCCACCAAATGATATAGATGTAGGTTCTAAATCAACATGATCTGTTATAGATATATATGATGATCCATCAAAAGTAGCAGCTCCACCATGTTTGGTATCAGACATATCAAATGTCAATGTACCTGTAGTAGTATGTGATAGTTGATATGCTTTTACAGCATTTGGTATCTTCTTTCTGAATACAAAGTTTTGAATATCCCTATCATCAGTATTTGATACTGTTGTAGATGCAAATGTTACCGTGCTGGTCCTAAGTTTAACGTGAGGTGTAAAGCATATCCTTTGCTGTAATCCCTCTGACTCAGGTTCCTGTGCTACTAGGTCATGGATTAATGATAATATCTTGTTGATGTCTCTACGTGAGGACTTGTCAGTTGGTCGAACATAGTCGTTAAGGTTGCTAGACATACCTAAATACTGTATAACTCATCTAAGGAAAGTTTTATAGAGCCTGCACCTAACCTGTTATTGTTACTGTGCATTTCTATCGTGTATGAATCAATAATAGCCTTAATATCTAACCCTGATTTAGAGTCTTGAAGTCTGCAATATGATGCCAATGGTATTCTGTCTGTAGTTGGAGTGATAGTGACATCCTGATATACTCTTCTTTGTTTTCCTAAGATAAATCCTGCTTGTATCATGGCCTGTCTAACTGTCTGTTCTTCCAAGTCTCCCCTAATTGGCAATAGTTTCTCTCTAGGCTCTGGTAGTTTTTGTGATACTACAGTATTCTCTAATGATGTCATTAATCTCTTTGCAGAATATACTCTATGTGCTGGAGCTCCTGTTGCTGAGGACCATGTTATTCCATCTGAACTGTCCTTATAAGTTCCAGTTCCAGCTTTGTAATTGATATTAACAGTATGACTTGCAGTACCATACTTAGGGAATACAATGTATAACTGTTCGTTTGGTGTAATTTCCAGTTTAGGAGTTACAGGATATTCAGCCCAATCAGCAGGGGTGCTAGTTCCTAATGCCTGGAGTGTTTGTTTTGGTATTCTAATTACTCTGCGTATATCTGTTGCATCTGGACTTCCTGAATCATCTCCTACTATTCTAATCTCATGTGCTGAAGCAGGTGTTCCTGTCTTTGTCATTCGTAACGAAATCTTAAATATATTATCTCTAGTTGGTGTTATTGGTATTGCCACCCATGCACTATCTAAGTTATCTGCTGCATCAGGAGCAACTTCATATGATAAATCAAGTGATGGAGCAAAGTGTCCAAATCCATGAATCCAAGAATATAATGAATCAAATGTATGGTCTGTCCAACCAAATACCTGATTCTTCAAATACCCTATCTTTGTTGAACTCCAACCTGTTGCATCAAGTCCTGTCAAATTATTAGTGAAAAGAAATCCAGAGTCATATGTGTAAGCATCTCTGACAATAAGTTTCTTATCTGCATCTACATACCAATCTGCATTTGCTACCCCTGCCATTCTTGATATAAATCCTGCATATGTATTTCCTAACTCATTTACGTTTGCCACTTTAATATCTAAAGTTGATGAGTCTAATCCAGGATTCGCTACTGCTGCTGTGATTGAATTAATGGCCTGTATATTCTCATCTACCTGATGATCAACCTTTGTGAACATATCCAATATGAGATTGTCCAATCTAGTCTTTGTATCTGAGTCAAGTAAGGTTAATCCATCAGTATCTTTATCTTGATTTCTTACTATCCTTGTAATCCTCTCCTTTAATATTACTCCCCATCCAACACAGTCTAATGCTATTCCTTGTTGTCCAGTTCCAGGTCTAATTACATTTGCTGATACAATTTTCCCATAGAACCACCTTTGTAAAGTTCCTGATGTCTTACCAAGATATATCTGAATATCCCATTGTCTCTTGATCAGAGATCCTCTTCTTAGAGTTGAATCTACAAGTGCTGAACCGTTATCTGCTATTACTAGAGTTGCTGAACCATAGTTTCCATTACCGTTCATCTCTATTCTAAGATCAGTTAATTTGAAATCCTGTGTAGGACTTGCTGCTATTGTTGCTGACTCATATGTATATTGTGTAGAACCGTCATAATCTGAAATGATTATTTTAGGAGAAAGTTCTCTAGGATCATACCCTGTCGTAATGGTCATAATGGAGATGTTCCTGACGACATGGCCTCTAATTGATCTACATAACGGAATCTATCCTGAAGTTCAGTATCTCCTCTAGTTGCATTAAATCTGATAGCAAATGTCTGAGAGTTTGTAAGGTTTAGTTTAGATTTAGATTCTTCAATGATTTCAGTATTGTTAAAGTTGGTACGTTTAGTTGCTGCTAGTAAAGAAATATTTTGATATAATCCTACACCTGAAAATCCTGCTGCGTGAGCTTTTCCTAAAGTAGTTGAGGAGAATCCTATTGTAGTTTTTGCATTATCTACCAATGATACATATTGACTTGCTATACTTACTGCCATTGATAATGCTTCTCTTGCTTGGTCCATGTTATCCTCTGATTCTCTATTAACTGATGGAATGTTATTTATTATATCCATCCATTCAGGCATACCTTTTATTCCATATTGTATTGCTTTATTAATAACAGCAGAACCAGATACTTTACCTCCTCTACCTTGTATATCTTGATGTCCTCTACTGTAAATATGTGGACCACCTTTTAATTTATTTATTACATTGAGCATCATTCCTCCTAATCCGTTTACAAACCCATTTGATCTTGATACTCTATTACGGAAATTTGATAATGTTTTTGTGTTTCTTTGTAACTTCCATAATGGTGTTGTTACTTGACCACGAAATCTTGACATATCAGAAGATTGACTTTCATTCATCTTACTGTTTAACCAATATGATGATCTATTGATAAATTCTGAATTTCTTGCCATTTGAGTATTTCTCTTTTCAAAACTTAATCCCTCAGCTTGTATTCTTCCAAGTTGATCTAAAAATGGATTACCTCCTCCATATTTGTTTCTTCCAAAACTTCCACCGTCTCTAATATGTTTTGCAATATCTAATCCTCCAGTTCCTCCATAGAATATCTCTCCACCTTTATTTATATCGAATTTTTCATCTCTTCCTTGTAGATACCATGCTAGACCTGAACCGTCTCCTTTATCCTGACCATAATTTATTGACTTTGACATTCCTGTTGGTGTGTAACCTGTAGTTCTTTGTGTATGAGCAATACCATTTGCCATATCAGCACCAAAGAAACCAGCTCCTTGATCTAATTTTAAATTGCCATCTTTATCAAGCATTGGACTAGGTTTTGATGCTGCTCTTTCTCCCTCATATCTTACACCATTTGCTAACCAACTATACTGCTGTGCCATACCTAACATTCCATCTTTAAATGCTTGATCCCTAAGTGCGTTTAATGCTTCAAATTGTTTTTTAGAACTTAAAGCATCAAATACTAATTTATCCCATTTATTACCAAGAGGATTAGGAGTAGCAGTTTTCATTGATGAAGATTCTATTATAGATTGTGTAGATGAATATGTGTTTGGTTTGTTATTAGCAAATCTATTTGTACTGCTGATAGTTTGAAGATAACTTGGTGTGTTAGGATCTTTAACATAAGGATTTATTGCTCCTGATGCACTAACTTGATTCTGATTAAAATTTTGTTGAAACCATGAGAATTTCTTTTCTGCTGCTTCTTCTGCTATTAATCTTACTCCATTATCATAACTAATCATACCTAAATTATATGGACTTTGAACATCCATTGATAGTCCTCTTGGTGTATTTGTACGGTGTACTATATTATTAATTGCAGCATTTTCTACTGCTGCTGCTACTGGACTTGATATTGAGGAAGATGATGCTGTAGATGATCCTCCACTAAATCCTCCTGATCCACTACCAACACCAGAACCAACACCAAATCCTCCTCCAGAACCAATTCCTCCAGTTCCGAATTGCCCTCCTGTTCCAGAGGGCGAACTAAAACCCTGCGACGGTCCACCTAAAAGTTGGGCTTGATATTTTGCTGCTTCTTTGTAATTACCTGTATTTAATGTTGCATCTCTCATCATTTCAAGATACTGTTTATGAACAGGTGTTAATTTTTTAATTGAACCTGATAAACTATCATATGATTCTGTTAATCCATCTACTTGATCTCTTTCATCTTTCATAACATCCAAATGAGATTTCTCTACTCCCATCAATGAATCTATTTTATCCTTAGCACCTAATATATTATTTTCATAAATTAGATATGCTGCTGTAACTGCTGCTGTAACTGCGAGTAAAGGCCATGCTGCTCTTGTAAATGCCATTACTGCTGCTGTATATTGTTTAGTAGCAACCATACCTTTTATTTTAGCAAAAGTCAAAGCTTGATGCCTTACAATACTTTTACCTACTGCTGCATTACTTACTTCTGTAATTCCAATATGTCTGCTTAATACTACTGATTGAAGTTTGGTTGCTGCTACTACTCCTAATCTTGCTGTTCTTTCATGACCTAAAAGCACACCTACAGTTTGTAATGAGGATATTGTGACGTTTGCTATGTTTGAAGCAAATAACATATAAATATCGTTTACTGCTGCTTGTTCAATTTTTTGTTTCTCTTGTTTTACTGTAAGGTCTGCTGTGGCAGTTGATATTTCTCTTAACATATTGTTATATTTACCACCTGATGATATTCCTTGAGCTTGCATATCATTACGTCTTTGTATTTTATTGTTAAGTAAATCCTCTGCTCTTGCTACTGCAATTACAGACATCTTTGCCCTGTTATTAGCCCTGTCTAAATTGGATATAGAAGTATAAGTTTGAACTATTGCTGTTGATAAGTTGAGCAAACCTTGAGTAGCTGTTTGGAAATTAACTGCTGATGCTGCTGTACTTCTACCTGCATTTAATACTGATTTATCATATGTATTCATTGATCTTGCTGCTCCATCTCCTGATCTTTGAATTTCAGTTAATACAGCACCCATACGTTTACCTTTTATAACAAATTGACGGTCATTTATCATAAAGGTAAATGTTACATTGTCTCTACCAACCATGTCTTAACTTCCTCAAAAATGATATAGAGAAGTATTAACCCAATTTGACATCTTTTCTTGATGGATTGACAGATTTACCTCTTCTACGTCTAAGAGATAATCTACGTTTTAACTGTCTCCTACCTGTACCTGCTCTGACCATAGTTGCCCTACCTGCAAATGATGTACCACCTTTGAACCCTGCTGATGTTCTTCCTACTTGTTGCATCTTTCTATTTTTTCCTCCTGGAAGCTTGGCAAACCACCTATGTGATTCTGCCAATGCTGCTTGTAGTCTTGCCATTACCATCATATTGACTTGATCATTAATCCTAGATATGAATGGATTTGGAATATGTCTAATACTACCAAATGTAATTAATGATATAAGGTCCTGTTGATCATTTGATATTGTTATCATATTAGAAGATTTTTGTAATACCCAAGAGTCTGCCAACTGACCTGTATCTCTTGGAGTGTTTATTCTAAGTAACTGTAATGATTCTTCTCCTATCATATCCAAGAATCTACTTTGAACATTTTTACCAACAAAATCAAATCTATTCAATTCTCTTTTTAAACTTCTAAGACCTGTTATTTTAAGTTCTTTTACCATTATCTAATTCTTCTTCTTGTTGAATAATAGAAAGTATATTTTGTATCTCTAATAATTTATCCATTCCTAACTCTTTTTTAAGTTCAAAGACTTCTTTCCAAGTTCCAAATCCGTTACGAACTAGAGATATTAATGGTATTAACTCTTTGAGTTCTGGGTAGTCTTTGTAAGCTCTTTCTCTCTCTTTAGGATCTCTGGATCGTATAAAGCGAACAGCTTGGCTTTTTCTATCGTTCCAAGTGTTGCTAAAAAATTGTATACCTCTGCCATTAACTCTCTAAATTCAGGTTCAGATAAACCTGTTTCTAATATATCATCAGTTGATTTACCTAATCCAACTTGACAGGTTCTTTCCCACCATTCATCATCTACTGCTAATGCCTCTGTTTGTGTAATATCCTGTTTCTCTTCTCTTTCAGCAGCCCATTTTACTTTGTCTCTAAACCATTTCATTTCCTTCATAGGTGTATCTTCTATGACAGGAATCTCCAAGTCTTTAATAACCCAAGCCTTTTTATCTATGTTTAAAAATACCATATAATTCGTTTAAATTTTTAGTATTTAAATCTATAGGTTAGTACAGGATTCTGCTCTACAGGTAATGGATTCAATAAGTGCATCTGCTTGTCCTGCTGCGTGAGTATATGCGTAATCTGTGATAACACAGTTTGCATATGTTAATGTTACAGGTCCAGAGGAATTGAATTTATAAGTTGCTGCATCTGCATCTTTGGATTCATATAATGTGTATAATGCTGTTTCACTTGAAGCAGTTCCAGAAAATACATCTGCTGTAAATGTAATTGATCTGTCAGTTGCTTTAGTATAAGTGATATCAGTTTCCCCATTAACTGCCATTACTGCCATGTTTCTATTAACTGTTGTACTAAATGATCTCTCTCCATATGATATAGAGTTGTAAGTAAATGGACTTCCTCCACCATCAGAGTGTACGATTGGAGATGATGATGTTTCTGCTGATTGATATACTGGGGTTCCACCATCGCCAGTTGATGTTGCTGGTACTGTAATGTCTTTACAGATAAAGGTCATGGTTTGATCCCACATACCTCTTGATACAGATAGAGTTCCTGATGTTGGTCTACATCCTCTCATATGTTGATAATATTCTGTACCGTTTAAGTTAAATGAATATGTAAATGATAATGAACTGTCTGGGGATAATGCTCCTGTACCAGAACTATTCCATAGATATTTCCATAATGTTAAATCTACTGGATTGTTTCTAAGTGTAAATGCGTATAATGATTGTGTCTTTACTGCATCAATAACATCTTCTGATCCTAATACTGAGACATCCATATGTTGAACATCTGGTTGAATGTTAATTTCTGTATTATTACCTACTAGAGCAAATGTTGATGAAGATGGTGTTGCTCCGTATAATGCTGCATTACTAACAGAATCTCC